ACTATAATTCTATTTGGTAATGCTATATAATCTTGCAAATAATTGATAATATCATTTTTCAATAAAGACGAAGCAGTTATTGATGCCGTTGGTTTAATAGATACAATAACTCTTCCATATAGTTTTGGTTCTAAGTCTTGACCGCCGTAAATAATAACGTCGTCCACCGCACCACCAAACTCAGCACGTACTAATGAATAATAGTCATCTACAGAAACTGCTCTTTGTTGTGTAGCATAATATCTTGGAGCATTAAATCTTATATTCTCAATGCTTTCTTGATTTGCACCTTGTATAGAACTAGTAATAACTGTAATATCTGAAGCAGTGGCCTCGCCGCCATTACCTGGTCCAATGTTATCAGATAATACGAAATTTTCTACGCCATTACCGTCTGAACCATTTGTTACAATGTAATCAACGTTGATAGAAGCACCATTAATAGGTTTCTTACCAAATAAACCATCGCCAAACTTTATTTCATATTTCCCGCCTTCAACAGCTTGAATAAAGTAAACTGTAGAAATGTCGTTCAAACCAAAAAGCGTAGAAGCGTAAGTATATTCTGTATTAGAACCATTTTCAGCAACATAAACTGTTAAACTTGATGTATCAACATTTTCATTAGATAATGTGAATTTTTGATTTTCTATATCATAATCTACAACAAAAGAATCTGAGAAATATGTTCCTTCGTTTACTTGGATGTTATCAACCAAATATGTGTTATTCGAAGAAACAAATGTCTGTGAAAGATCGGTAACAAAGGTATATGATCCATTGGAATTATAACCAGTAAATCTAGTGCCTTTTGGTAGAGTTAATTTGTTTGATGTTAGACCAGTGGTTTCTACAGTGAATGTAATATTAGCAACAGCGCAATGTGCGCTTCTTGGAATATAGTTCAATTCTTTGGCGTGTGAAATAACAGAATCGATTTTCTGAGCGGAGTCCAAAAACATCTCAGATGCAACCATATTCAAATAGAATGAATTCAAAAATGAATTATATGACATAACATCAAGTAGAACGTTGATGTTTGAGCCGTCAAAATTATAATCTTTGAATGCTGATTGTGTCTTAAGGAATTCTTTAAAATTACTCTTAAGAGTATCGAAGTCTAAAGACGATAGATTAAGTGAACTATTTGCCATTTATCGGACTCTTTTTAGTACTAAGTTAAGAGTTAACTCTGTTGGATTATTTATTAGATTATAAATTAATGTTATTTCTATTTGGTTTTCATTAATGTTATCAGTATTTACAATAGTTTGTAAAAGATTAACTCTAGGTTCATTGTTTTCAACTGTGTTGTTTATAAACAATTCCAAAGAATCTCTAGCTTCATCGGTATTGAGTTCGAACAAAGTTGCCATGACATCAGAGCCAACCGTAGGCTGAAATAGTCTTTCGCCTAGATTAGTTCGTATAAGATTTTTCAGAGATTGCATAACAGCATGCTCGTTAGTAACTCTTGCTAACTGATTGCCTACTGGTGTTTTTGCAAAACTTGTCATAAAATCTGAAAAGTATTCAATTTGTTTTTTTGAACCTGTAAAGGTGTCTGCTCTTGTTAATGCCATTTTTATCCTACGTCTACTAAGCTACTTCCGGATGAAGCCTTTGGATTACAATGTTCTCCTCCAGCCGTTGGACATAAATTATCTGGATTGGCGCTATCAGTCACAACTATTATTTTTTTACCGCCAATTGTAATATATGATTTACTGGCGATTAACCCACCTGCCCCATGAGTGTTTTGATCGTTTTCTACTGCCCATAATTTGTTATCAATAGTGACAAAACTCTGACCACTAACCACTGTAGTAGCCCCACAAGATCTTTGGTCATCTTGTCTATGTGCTTGCATATACTATTTAACCTTGCTCAAACTTAATAGATGCAGATTTAATTGTTATGGTGCCGCTTTCTATAACAATACTAGAACCACCAACCTTTATAGTTACCTTAGATCCAGCATCTATTGTAATATCAGTTGCTGCCTTAACAAAAGCATCTGAAGCGGAATTAATGGTAGCTGTTGAACCAGTCTGCACCATCATAGTGCTACCTGTTTCTATTTTACCTTTTTCGCTAACATAGTTGTCGTAATTGGCTCCAGCATACAACGAAACGTCTTTCTGGAACACTTCGATCTTTTTCTTTTCACCCATAGATACATAATCGCCTTCAGTGGCGTTAAATCTATCACCCTTTACTCTATGACGATTGGTTCCTGCATCAACATTACAATGAACTGGCGCTGAACCTTGCTGAACACCGTTGTATCTGGAATCTCCAGACATCTTAAATTCTTTTTTACCAGTTCCTCTGTAATAGTTTTTACCAGCAACATGACCAAAGTCATCGCCATGTTCCATTCTACCAGTCTTTTCGCCATTGTGATCAAAATGACCATCTACTTGAACTGACTTACCACCGCCAACATAACCTCTATGTTCGCCGGGATTTACTGAAGTATGAATTTCTTTTTTATCTTGATCGTGGTGCGTTATTTGATAACTACCGCTTGGGGTCAATGATTCTGAATACGACTTTTCATGTTCATCTGGATTGCGGTATGTTAGATGATGTCCTCCAAGAGCGTCCCATTCGCCATGAACGTAACCATACTTTGGTTCAATGTCATTCTCATCTAATGCTGATTTTGGAACTTTTTTGTTATGATCTACCATTAACTTACACCTAACAATGTTAACATCTGAGAAATATTTTTCTTGCCTGTTTCAGTTACATCGCCACCAGCATAATATCCGCCGCCAGAAGCTCCTGGGAAACCACTACCAGCTCCACCACCACCGCCGCCGGATCCGCCACCAAAACCACCAAAACTACCGAGTAGATTACCACCACCCATGTTACCAAGCACTCCTCCAATACCTCCACCACCAGAACCAAATCCGCTCATGATATTTGAAATGCCACCCATATTACCTAATGAACCTAGAGCGCCGCCGACGCCACCACCCATGGCTTGATTACCCATTTCAAACAACTGATTATTAAAAGTCATATCTTTAGTATATTGATTCAATGTCTTTTGTATATCGCCTTGGTTCAATACAGATTTTGGTAATTGCTGAGAAGTAAGCATTTGCATAAGAGACTGTAACTGTCCTCCCATGCTCCCGCCACTACTGTTGTTTTGATTAGCGTTATTGCCCATATTGTTGTTTGTTATATTATCTTCAACGTTTACTACTTGTTTAGCTAATATATAATTCAATATTTCTATTGTTAATATTGGCTGCGGATTCTGAACCCAAATATATGGCTTCAGATCAGTAGCTATTTCAATTTCAGACAAAGAATAAGTTTCTTCGTTTGGCGTGGTATACACAAATGTTCCAGGTTCTCTTCTGGTATAAACTTTTTCGGTTTTGTCTGGCGACAACCATTCTATATAACCTGGATATGGGTCAAGAGCAATTTGATAATACTGTTTAATATAACCGTCAGGAACTTCGCTTGTTGCAATCAAAGGACTTGGAACAATATCGCCATAAATTGTTTCATCGTATACCGATACAGGAATATTCAATGGTCCATAATATAATGCAACTTTAATTAGATTGGCTATAGAATTCTTAACAATTTCTTGAAATCTGTCATCGACTTCATCAATACCGCCATTGTCCAAAAGGGTTGTGAAAACTTCTATTACTCTTTCGAACCCATACTTCAATGATAATAAAGCCAAAGCGCCAGTAAACGAATCATTTATTACAGTTATAATACCTGCAGGCACTGGATCGGTGCTATCAAGAATACCTTGTGGTGTGTTTTGACCTGAACCGCCAGAACCCATACCACCCATCATTCCACTGCCCATACCAAGGATATTAGTCATCTGCATCAACTGAGGATACATTTGCGGTAGAACTTGAGCCTTACCTTGAGGATCAATTTGTTTCATTAATTGCGGTAAGTCAGTTTGACCTTTTTCAGCAGCTGCAGAAGTTGGCTTGTCTGCATTAGGTGCAAACTTATCTCTAGCGTCTGATAAACTTTTTGATTCGTCTGGTTTTACTGCCGGTGAATCTGCATATTTCACCTCAGCATTAATCTTTGGTTTTTGACCGCCTAATGTTTGATGATTAGGACTGACCGTTTTATTGTTATTTTCAAAAGCCTTTTCTGCCATTAATTACTTTTCCTTGTCCATGCAGGATTATCAATACCAGGTTTTCTAATTTTACCACCGGAATTTCTTTGGGCTTCTTGACTTTGTTGACCAACACCGCCATTACTATCATCATGACCTTCTGGCATATCACCACGTGCTAATGACCCAAGAACAATAGGATATTGCATAGCAGTATCATGAGGTAAATATGTAACCAACACTCTAGAACCAACTTTAAGACCAGAAGGCGAAACACCAATTCTTGATGTTGCAGCCGATGTTACTGGTTGAACAACCATAGCCCATGGAAGTTCTTCGTCTTTAATTGATTGTTCATCGTTATGTTCGTTATATATTCTAACCTTAACACGTCCAGATCTAGTCGGATCTTCTTCAAAATTTCTAACTTCAGCAATATAAAACATTATCCTTGACCTCCACCGCCACGTTTGAACGATGCCTTAACAACTCTTAATATCATTGTGCAATTTGGCGGCTCGGCTGCAACTCTATACTTTGTTCTTATAGCAACAACCAAACACTTACCATTGAATTGCGACTCGCCTTCTTCCCAATCACTATTAGCTTTCTTAGGAATATCCAATTCAATCATAGAACCTAAAGTGATTTTAGGGTTGTAGTAAACTTCTAATTCAGCTGAGTTCTGTGCCAAGTGGGCCAGAAATGCTGACCTTTTTGTTTTTGCCTCAGAAGTTGTATGCTTATCTTTATTGTTTGCCTTATCATGTATGTATCTAACAGGCAAAGACTTAGCATATGAAGGCGACTGATCGTATACGCCCTGACTATCAGCAAATTTGAATTTGTTCTGCTTTTGAGTGTTTGTAGCAATAACCTTATGACTTGTTAAATCTATAGCGTATTCTTCAGTCTTATCTAAGGCTCTAGGACCAGCATCAAAATTCTTAGAGGGTTTAAACCACATGATAGAATTTTGTCTGTCTTGCTGATTTGCTTTAGAAAAACTTAAATTTGTAGTTTGTCTTAATTTAACTACAGGTGACTGTTCAAACAATTCTTCAAAAGTCTTAAACACATATTTGTGTTCGCCCCCGCTGTCCCCTTGTTGGAATAAAGCAAACGTAGAAGATTCATATTTCTCAGAAACATGTTCTGTATTCATTTTCTTTATAGCGTCTAAAGGATGCATTTTAGGAATTACGATTCTACGATTTCCTTTGGTGTCAGCTTTATCTATTTTTCTTTTAGTTTTAAACCCTTCTTTGAGTATATGCTCAACTACTTCACTGGTTTTACCTTTAAAGCTCTTTTCGATATGATTACCCTGAGCGTTTAGAAATTCAGGAGAAACACATCTTATGTCGTATTGTTTATTGTGACCAGACCCAGTGTTGTTTAAAGATTCATCATTTAGATTTTTATTCTGGAACATTTTAAATTTGAAGTTACCGCCGCCGCCAGAACTAAAAATGTTATCATCTCCAGAAAATCTTATCTCGACATCTTGATCGTATGAACCATTAATTCTGTTTTGACCTAATGCGTCGGAAGCATCCATAACTCTTACTTCACCAACTGGTCCGTAAGGATTCAATATATCTTCATATACGTTGAAACCAACCAATGAAACTTTCTTGTCCTTGGTTAGCTCCATATTACCAACTTTTACGTTGGATATTTTGATATCACCTGCAGCCATTTTATTCCTTCAATAAATCTGTTAGGTTATCAACCGCTACTTGCTTCAATCTGTTATCAAGAACTCTAATAGTTTTATTAAATTCGTTTTTATCTTCTTCAAATTCTAAGTAAGTAACAGCTTTCCAATACGCCTCTTCTTCTGCCGGTATATTGGAAGAAACTACATTTGAAGATGTAAACACAGTATTTACTGAACTCTCAGAGCCATAAATATAACTGTTAGAAGTTATGGAAACATCATCGTTATCAACAAATATACCGCTAACATGACAAACAGAAACTTTATTATTAGAAACTGACAACACCTGTCCTCTTCCATAATTCTCGTTACTGAAATTTATATAACAAATTTCATCTTTTATGAAAGAAGTATTACTGACGGTATACTGAACAATTTTGTTGGTATTAGTTTTCCAATCAATCTGTTTTCTCTTGTATGACATGGTTCTTCCGTTAGAACCAAATACAGGCTCCCAATATCTTTGCATGCCAGGAGTCAATGCATTATATCCACCAATTGTCAGCTGATCTCCGTCTACCCAATTATTAACATAATGTTTAATTTTAGATTGAGCGTTATAATAAGAACCATATTTCTTGTCTAAGAAATCGACCATTTCTCTTTCGTGTAAATACCACTCATAATATGGGTCAACGATTTTGTTTACAATATAAAGGATCCAACTTTTATATTGATCATCATAATATCTAGCACTTAGCTGATCGGCTCTTTCATTGTCGGTAATTTCATAAGGATAATAAACAAATGGAATTGTTTCGATTTTGTCTAAAACAGTAACACGCCTAGTAATATCTATGGCTTGATTATTAGCATAGGTTATAACAGGGAATTTGTCGAAATATCTTTGTGGCATGTCTTACTCTTTATGTTATTTCTTCTGAAGTCCAGAGCTGAATTTCTTTCAACTGCAATGTAAGGTTGATTACTGTTGGTGCTCCACTTCTAAAGAAAGATGGAGTTCCTGATCCATTATAATCAACTTGAACTGATATGATGGCGCATGGCTTCAGTTTGAATAGATATTTCTCTGGCTTAAATGATACCAAAGCAATCTTAGGGTATTTCTGTAGCCCCCAAATTCCAGTGGTACTAGGTAATGCAGCTGCCTTGCATTCTTTTATTATACTCAATAAAGTCTCTGATTCGCTTTCTGTGTTTGGAGCCAAAGTCCAACTTAATGTAAATTCTTTAAATCCGGGTCTTTTGAACATCATAAACATGAAAGGATTGACAACACTACCTGATGCTATTTCTCCGCCTTTCATTCCTAGGCTCAAACCTGAAAGCAAGGCGCTACCAAAATTACCTAAGTATTGTGCGGCAGCTTGTGAAGCCATTCCGCCAACTTCATTAGTGGCACTCCACTCTTCCCACAAGATAACTTCATTATCGTTTAATCTTCTTGGAATTGGCAGCTTGAACCCACCACCATATGATATAGCTCCTAAACCGCTTGACACCAAACTGTATTCATAATTCACCAAGCTGATGTTAGTATAAAACCCTCTATTAGACTGAATCAAGTCCTCAGGGAAAGTTTTTGATTGTCTGTTAAATCTTCCGGGCGGTTGCGGAAAGTTCTGTGTAAGAGCCATAGTATCCCTTAATCTTGTAATAAATATTACTTTACCTTATTTATTAAACTGAAACAAGATGGCGACAACTAAAGGTTATTTTAAACCACTAAACCCCAATAAATACAAAGGTGATACTTCAAATATTGTCTATAGAAGTAGATGGGAATTTGTCTATATGGCAAGATTAGACAAAGACCCAGATGTCGTATGGTGGCAAAGCGAGGAAACTATAATTCCTTACAGGTCTCCGGTGGACAATCGGATTCATAGATATTACCCTGATTTTGTGGTAAGGAGAAAAACTAAAGAAGGCTCTAAAACCATAGTGGTTGAAATCAAACCTTATGCTCAGACTTTACCGCCGACAATTACCGAGGCCAAAAAAAAGTCTAGAAAGTATTTGAACGAGGTTATGACTTGGGGTGTAAATTCTGCTAAGTGGAAAGCTGCAAGAGAATTCTGTAAAGATCGTGGTTATGAATTTGTTATCATCACAGAAAAAGAACTAGGACTTATGTTTTAATGCCAAACACTTTTAATAGTCTTATCAAAGCCAGCTCTAGGGCGATAGCTGATAAATCAACAACGGCTCAAGATTGGTTTTCGGCTTCTGTTGAAGATTTGAAGGCCAATAAAACAAAAGGCGATCCCAATAAAATCTTCAAAAAGTCCTCTATGCCTTTTATCGGAGGCATGTTCCTTTATATGTATGACCCAAAATATAAAGACAAGTTACCTTTTTATGATATGTTCCCTTTAACTATGCCCGTTGAAATGTATCTGAATGGGTTTCTAGGTATAAACCTACATTATCTGCCTCCGTTGGGTAGAATTAAGATTTTGAATTCTCTTATCGATTTGACAGATGAAAATAAATACAACAAGAATAAAAGGTTGAGTATCTCTTATGAATATCTAAGAGGTTATTCAAACCAATTAAAGGGCGTTGAGGGCTGCGTGAAAAGATACCTTTTTTCGCACGTTAGAAGTTCTTTCCATGAAGTTGATCCTTCAGATTGGGAAAAGGCTGCTGTGTTACCGCTTCAAAGATGGAAAGTTAACAGTAACAAAAGATACGCTGGTTCACCACCTTACTAGGACGAAAAATGCCATTTAACATAAACGCTTATCAAACGAATTTAAGGGACTTTGGTTATCTAGATAATAACTCATTTTCTGTTCTGATACAGACCCCAAGAATTTTGTCTAACGCTGTTCTTAGTAACCAAGGCACACCAACAGCGATATATAAAATCGCCAAAAATATGGAATTCAGAATAGACCAGGTTAGAGCTCCTGGTATTTCTATTATGACGGCTGACATAAACCGTTTCGGTATTGGCCCAACTCAGAAAATGCCAATAAACGCCCAATTCCAAGAAGTAAGTTTATCAATGCTTGGCGATCATTATTGCGAATTCTGGCAATATTGGTATCAGTGGACCAGAGCAATTTTCCAATTTAATGGATCATCAACAAACAATACCGCCCCGAACTATACTGCAGAATACAAAGAAAATTATGCAACAACCATGTGTATTTTCATATATGATCATTATGGCAATATAGTCCAAAAGATTAATCTATTTGACGCCTTTCCGACAGCTATTAGAGAGTTTCCTCTTTCTTGGGGCGATTCGAATCTTATGAAAATCAACGTTTCAATTGCTTACACTGAATACACTATAGAAAATTCTACCGTGCAAGCAACCAACTCTCAACAAAGAACCAATCTAAGAACAGGAACTGCGAGAGACACTATAACAAATTAATGATGGAGTATATTAATGTCATTACCGAAAATTGACTACCCTGTATATAAGGTGAATGTTCCTTCTTTGAAAAAGGACTATCAGTTTAGACCCTTTTTGGTCAAAGAAGAAAAGTTATTATTAATGGCAAAGGAAAGCGATAACCAAGCTGATATCCTTTCTGCTATTAAACAGGTAGTTAATAACTGTTCCGTTGATCCAAAACTAGATGTCGGTAAACTAGCTTTATTTGACCTTGAGTTTATCTTTTTAAAACTCCGCTCGGTTTCTGTAGACAACGTGGTTAAAGTTTCTTATAGAGATTCAGAGGATAAGAAGGTTTACGACTTTGACATCAATCTAGACGAAGTTAAGGTCAATTATCCAAAGAAGTTGGATAACAAGATAAAAATAACGCCACAGTCAGGTATTATAATGAAATACCCTTCGGCGTCGCTATATGATGATACTGATTTCTTGAATCTAGAAAAAGATTATATGTTTGAACTTATCATTAGATGTATTGATTCCATTTATTTTGAAGATCAGATTTATGAATGCAAAGATTATAAGAGAGAAGAACTGAACGAGTTCCTGGAAAACCTGAATATCAAGACCTTTGAACAGGTCCAGAACTTCCTGTTGAATGTTCCTAGAATGGAATACAAGATAATCTATCAAAATGAACTTGGGAACGATCGTGAAATTGTATTGTCTTCGTTAAACGATTTTTTTACGTGGCGCTGAGTCATAGTACATTATCTAATTATTTTGCTACTATATTCTCTTTGGCTCAGCACCATAAATATTCAATTAGTGAAATAGAATCTATGATACCCTTTGAAAGAGATATATACGTTCAAATGCTCGTCAACTACTTAAAAGAAGTAGAAGAAGCTAAAAAGAAAAGCAGCGGATAACAAATGGCCATAGAAGCAGAAGAATTAGCGGTAATATCTAGAAGCATTAGAAATGCTGGAGTTGAAACTGCAGGCGAATTCCGTCAAGCAGCCAATGCCAGCAACGCTAATCTCAGCAGAATAGTCAAAGATATTTCTACAACCTTCAAAGCACAGAGAGAAGATATCGCAGATCTTCATAATGTGCTTGAGGAAATGGTTTCTGAGTCTCAGCAAACTGGTAACAAAATTGACAGTCTAAATTCTCTATTCAGAGAGTCTTTAGAAATACAAAATTCTATGCGCACCGAGATGAGCAATGTTACCAAAAACACTCGTATTCTCAGCGGTGACATTGAATCTTTAAACCGTAACATTATGAATAATACTAGCAGTGGGTTGTTGGGAAGTATTTCCAATCTAAGCACAGATTTTGCTAAGCAACTAGCATTAATGGGAGTTGGAGCTGCTGTAGCTGGTGGTGGAATGACAGCTCTGGGTGCTATGGGCGGTGGAGGTCTAGGTAGACAAGAAGTAAAAGAAGGCAGCGGTTCTGGATACGAACAATCTGGATTAAGCAGACAAAATGTGGCAGACATGATCAGAAAGTCTGCCATACAACGTGGAATTGATCCTGAAACAGCTGTTGGTATCGCTAAATCAGAAGGTTTGAATACATATAGATCATCGGCTCCAGGCAAAAAATGGGGTATGGAAAGAGAACCTTCATATGGACCATTCCAATTATTGGTTGGTAAAGGCACTGGTGGCCCAGAAGGTCTTGGTGATAGGTTTAAAGCTGCAACAGGTATTGACCCAGCAACAGATCGATCAGCTGCTTCTCTTCAGAAACAAATAGATTTTGCTCTTGATGAAGCAAAGAAAAAAGGTTGGGGTCAATGGTATGGTCGTAAGACTGCTGGGATTGGAGAGTTTCAAGGAATAAACGTTGATACTTCTAAAATGAAGGCTCCTGAAATATCAACCACTCCACAAACAACTACGCCAACAACAACCCCATCTGCTACTCCAGTGTCAGCGCCTGAAGCAATTCCTTCTGCTAATGATCCTCGAACAGAACGTATAGGCAAAGAAGGCGGTCATGGTCCAGTAAGTGGCGCTGCTCATGAGGATCATAAACATGGCGAACAAGTAAGTGCTTCATTGCCTTCTGGTGATGTTGTTGCTCTTGGTCATGCTCTAGAAAAAATGGGAATGCGTATCTCTGAACATCCGCAGTTCGGCGGCGTTAAACCTGTTCATAAAGGTAAGGCGCATTATGAAGGCAGAGCAATTGATATCAATTTTGGTGAAGGTAACGTTGAAGCAAAGGATCCTGTTATGGGAGCCAAGTTTGATCAACTAGCCGAACAATTGACTAGACTAGGATATAAAGTTTATTGGAGAGAAAGCGGACCATATGCAGCTGCTGGTCATAATAATCATCTACATGCTGAAATTCCAAAAGGTGGGGCGCAGTCTGTTCCAGACACATATCAAATAGCAGGTTCGCCAGAACAAAGAGCGATGCAAGGAGCAACTCCAGCCGCTGGATCTACTGCATCTACTGCTCCGCCTGCAGCTACACCTATGGCGGCTGAACCAGTAGCACAAGCGCCTATATCTCCCGGAATTGCAGCCCCACCAGCTGGCGCAAATATGATGGGTCAAATGATGGGTATGATACCAGGAATGATGGGTGGAGGAATTGGTGGTATTGCAGGAATGTTACTACCAATGATTGCCTCAACTATACAATCAGAATTAGTATCAACACCATCGATGCCAGCATTGAACGCACAAGCATTAAACCAAGCTGCAGTTACTTCGCAAGCTACTGAACAAACAGTTCAAGAAGCTCAAGTTTCTTCGCACACCCCACAAGTCAATGCAGAACCAAATAGAATGCATAATTCAAATCAAGCTGGATTTGCTTATAATATGCCAGGAGATATTGAGTGGCCAGATTGGGCTGGTATGCTTGGTGGCAATCATTACGAAGAAATGAATTTGTTTAAACCTAGAATGTCTAGAGGATAATAAAAAAGGGAGCCTTTTGGCTCCCTCTTCATTTTAGTCGTTAGCGAGTTTCTTGAAAAACTCCAATGACTCATCGTCATCTTCGTCGTCGCTAGAATACTTCGGCGCATGAGTCGCCTTAAAAGTCGGAGCAGTTTCTTCATCCTGCCATGGAACTTCAGTATTCTCAGCTGCCTTACGCTTCGTTGCAGGAGCATCCTCGGCAAGAACCTTTGCTAGACGAGCACGTAGCTCCTCTTCTGACTTGAAGTTCTTGGGATCTAGGAATTCCTGAAGAGAATGTTCGCTCTTCCAGATCTGCTCCAGAACCTTATCGTCATCAGACAGAGCCTCTGGCTTACCAAACTCTGACTTATCATAGTTACGATAACCTTCAACCTGTCGGATCTTCAGCTTGAATGGAGCGCCAGCCCAAAGATCGAATGGGTTGATTGCTTCCTCGTCAGCAAACTGAGGCTCCATTGCCTCCTTTAGCTTGTCGAAGATCTTCTTACCATACTTGTAGAGGAAAACCTTACCCTCGTTAGCAGGATTGCCTGGATCGCTGATAACCTGAATATTGCTGATGAAGTGAAGACGACGCTTCTGCTTACGAGCAATTTCCTTGTTAGCCTCAATACCAGAGTTCCAGAGCTTAGAATTATACTCAGAAACTGGATCGCTCTTACCAAGAGTGGTCAGCGAGTTCTCGATATACCATCCGCCTGGACCCTGGAAACCATGATCAAAGATACGAACGAAAGGAACATCTTCGCCAGCTGGCGGAGGAAGGAAACGAATAACAGCATAACCATTACCAGCCTTGTCGACTGTTGGCGTCCAGAAACGGTCATCGGCACCTTTGCCTTCGCCGCCTGATAGCTTATTGAGTTCTGATGTTAGGGATTCGAGAGACTTCTTACCTGAAGCTGCCTTGAGGGACTTAAAATCTACCATGTATAATCTCCGTATTACGATGTATAACAATTGTATGATGGGCATTTGTATCACCCAACATTATTTAGTATACTCCATATCACTCATAATGTCAAGCATTACTTGCTTTATTTTTTCACGATCATACTTTATAAATGGAGTATATTTCACAACCCTCAATCGGATATCTTCCCATATCGGGTCGTATTCAAGTTTATCGTCCCATTGCTTTAATGCCTTTGTCATTTCAACAAAAATACAAAGAGACTCTAAACTGATCTCGTTGGCCAGAAATAACCGTAAGGCAGCAGGATGTTGCTGACCCTTCGGTTCTTCTAGAATTTTCTTAAAATCTGTTTTAAAATTGTATGTAAGGGACTGGTTACGCTTCTTCCAGTTTTGATATGTTACTTGAGCAGATTCTGAATATGCGAGCTCACGGATCCAGAGTTTTGGATCAACACTAAGATTAGCAATAAGAAACTCGCATACATTTTCAATCTTAGATAGTTTTTCAAAAAACACCTTATCCTTACGCTTCTCAAATGCATTTAATGAAGTATTTGTTTTTCCATTATATTTTACATAATCATAATTTAGTTTATTAAAATGATTTTTTAAAGCAATATAATCTTTAAAAGCATCAAAAGCAGTCATGTTTCACCTAAATAATATTGCCCATCGCGATGCGTCAACATCCATGGGCTCTAATACTAACCAGGAGTATCAGCATGGATATTTATTACGTTTACGCTTATATTAACAAATCCACAAATCTTCCATATTATATTGGTAAAGGCAAAGGTAACAGAGCCTATTGCAAACATACCAATGTTTCCACCCCAAAAGACAAATCCAAAATTGTATTCTTAGAAACAAATCTTACCGAAATAGGAGCTCTTTCTATAGAAAGAAGAATGATTCGTTGGTATGGTAGAAAACAATCTGGCGGCATACTTCTAAATCAATTAGAAGGGGGAGACAACCCTCCTTTGCACACAGGAAAAATAAGAAGCGAATCTCATAAAAAAGCAATATCTATTTCCAAAAAAGGTAAAAAGAGACCGGAATCTGATAGAAGAGCAATATCATTAGGAAAAATTGGCAAAAAGATAGGTCCAGCCTCGGAAAGCAGAAAACAAGCAATCTCACAAGCCAAAAAAGGTAAACGATGGTTCAAAAATAAAGAAGAAACCAAATGTGTTTGTTGTCTACCAAATCAAAAGCCAAAAAACTGGGTTCCTGGAATGATTAAAAAATCAAACATCTCCAGTATTTGAAGAAGGAATTTCAGGTTGTTTCTTTGGAGTTGTAATCTTTATATGCTTCGAACGACGACATAACGACTCAGGCTCTCCATATTGTAAATAAGTCAAAAACTTGAAGTATAATCCCTTCTCACGACCATATGCCTCGATTTCCCAAGGACATTCCCAATAGTCCATTTCTTCGTGAAGATACTTCTCACCTTGCCATTTGACCATCCGTACGGGACGCCAAATGTCTTTCATCTCACCTTTTGCATATTGCTTTAAATGAACCATCTCATGAGCGAGCGCAAGAAGAGTCTCCTTCTTGCTAAGGGCACGGTCAATACCTATTTGAAACTCTCTGCAATTATTATTGTCGTCTGTCCAATCGCAATAAGCATAATCCCCGTCTTCATTCGTAAATTTCTCAAATTTTACTACCAAACGGATGTTATTAAATAGTTTCCCGCCCCCGATTAAGTACTTACCATAGAAATATATCGCTTTTTTGATTATCCCCAATGATACGTGCGATGGTCGACCGATTGTCTGTATACGCATAAACGCCTCCAACAATGGTTGAACCTAGTATTTATATGGGAAGGCGAGCTCCACGCTTCAGAACATTAAGATTTTCAGCTTCTAACTGAATCTTAGACCTCATTACCGGATCTTTTTTGATCCAATAGGCTGCAGTCTCAATTTCTAGATTATTCTTCTCGCACCAAAAGACAACAGCGTCAATATATTCTATATTCTTGTCTCTACAGAGCTTTTCTACTTCTTCTACGAAGTTTGAATTTTTAAGCATTGTTTTTCATATTCTTTCAATTCAGCGATTCTTTGTTCTAGATACTCCTGTATGTGGGTATCATTGCTTCGTAGAGCCTTACTTCTATTCAATTCCTGTTGTAATGACCACATTACTGTGCTGGCGTGAGAATATGAATAAGTCTCTTTAATATGCATAGAACTAATCCTTGATTGTGATTGTCGTGGGTTCGCCTTTGGTCATATTATAGAGCGTAGAAGCATTAGAAGGATGGAGCCGAACGCAACCATGAGAAGCAGGACGCCCCAAATTACCTGTATGAGGAGTAGCGTGGATAGCAAATCCACCAGAAAAGAAAATAGAGTGTGGCATCGGCGCATTGTCATACTTCTTTGAATAGTGCATTAGATGATAAAAATAAGGATGAAAAGTTCCTGTTGGGGTGTAATAACCCTTTCTAGCAGTAGATACTGGCCACTGCTCGATCAACTCTCCATCTTGGTAAACAGACATAGACTGATGACGTTTAGAAACAACAACATGATAATCTGCAAACGCTGAAGTTGAAATGAAAACTGCAGCGAGAACAATCAACAATCTTTTCATAATATATCCTAGTGGTTGTGGTTCTGTTTCTTCCAGATCCAAGAAGTTAAGCGTAATAGATTTTGGTGAATTGCATTAACGAAAGAACTATTCCAGAACCAGTGATTGTGTCTTGACATTTAGTTCTCCTAAGGATGGCGACTCCGGTACGATTCGAACGTACGACCCCAAAATTAGAAGTTTTGTGCTCTATCCAGCTGAGCTACGGAGCCATTATTAGTATTATAACCCATCATGAATGAAAAAGCAAGTCTTTTGAAAGGAGACTTGCAGAACCTTTATTATTTATTTCTTATCTACAAATTGTTTATAGGATTCAGCTAATTCGAAAATCTCATCTTTTGTAGGAAAAGATGGCACAGCTGTGCTGATCTTTCGTTCATATAATTCAAGATCAGCGTGAAACTTTGCTTCCAAATATTCTCTTGCAGAAATTAGAAAATTAAATCTAAGTTCGTATGGTGATTGTTTATCCATTTTAATACTCCTTTGTGTGTTGTGTGTATGCAACATGCTTCTGTTTCTAGGTGCAGTTGCCAAACCCAATGGATTATGCCGCTAGAGCATAAACTCCAAATGATGCATCATTATCGTTTGCATCTACGAGTTGCTTTCGAACTCCTTGAACCCTTACTACGCCCGTCGAATCCCTTTCACCCCCATCAAAGATACACAGTCGCTTCCCTTTTCTACAGACACATGGATTTGCGAAACCCCTCCGTTGTCTGTCTCCCTTCAACGGTGCTATCCACTAATCCTGGACACCCTTGAAGCATTGGGCTATGTATCTATGGTGGAGGTGGTGGCATCGAAGCCACGTCCGTAACGTCTATGCTGTTCCTCTCAACGTTCTAAGCAAATTATTTATTCTGTTGAAATTTGATTTTCAAACTCTTCTATCCAAGGATGAGGAGCTTCTATTTCTTTATCTTTAATGGCACGGATTTGACGTGCGGTCTCTGGCGAGACATTCGAAGAATTTAGCTTCATCACTGACATTACAACCAGCGATACTAAAACTAAGAAACACCATTGCTATTGCTATGTAAATCTTTTTCATTCTTATTCTCCGGATTATATTCGTGCTTTTCTACTTCTTCAATAGCCACAGAAAACCATTCTGTATTACCTTCACGACGATACTGAAGATCCTGCATAGGAACCATTACCATCTGTTTAGTTTCCGGATGAACCATCATCTTAGGAAACATAACCATACGAATATCAGTAATTGGCTTCTTTTTTACCAAGCCACCTGTTGGCAAACCACTAGCAGCAATAGCGCCATCTGGTCCAAGAATACTCATGTCTTTTGTCCTTTATACTTGTCAAGCAACTGAGAAAGAAACTCGATTGCTGAATCATTAAATGTAACGTCATTCAAAATACCAGTAACACAATACTGCTTTGCAGCCATAGCATTACCATCTGTCGCCTTATCATACTCGACGATATACATATGACGATCTTTAGTCATCATAACTTCATGCATCTTATTACCAATTACACCGTTGTATAAAGTGACAAGAGCCTTCTCGTCAATAACCTTCATAAACTCTGCATTGGGATAGCATTTGATAACATCATCCGCCTTTGCCATATTATGCACGGTCATAAAACCAAGCACAAAAAAGAAAATGGCGATCAAACATTCTTTAGTTCTGCTCATCATTATTCACTCCTGATATAGACTTCATCAATTTAATATCATAATCAATCAACCTAGAAAGAGCTTCGATGGCATTCTCCTTACTAACTCCTCCAGCAATCTTATCTCTAGACCACATAACATACTTGATTAGCATATTAACGTCAAGTGCATTTTGATCCTTCAACTCATTCATGATATAACCCTCAATAGAATTGTGTTTTCGTTGATACGATACGCAAGAGGCTTCTCCGTCTTGATCTCATCAAAGACTTTTCGTAGGACAAGTTTGCCACCCTCGAGTATGCGCTTGAGAAACTCATTTGGATCTTTCCGTCCCACAGACCTGGTAATAGAGTTATTCTCACAATAGTTCGTAATGCTAGTGCCCTTGACCTGGAGCCCACCACGATCAATCGCTGTAAGCCTCGTAATCGTCTTATACTTTGTATTGAAAGTCCAGAGTTCCATTGCGCCGATGATCTTCTCTGGAGATACCGAAGCAATCTTGTAAGTTGCATCTTCCTTCTGGTACTTGAGATTTTTGATTTTCTTTTCGACCGACACTGTTCTTGGCTTGCGAGCCTTTTTAACTTTCTTTGTGTTCGAAGAGTATCTCTCCGCATCCTCGATAAGCGTGTTGTAGAAAGAAACCAAATTTTTGAGATCGGCTTTTTTGAGGTGGCGATATCCCTCTTTGAGTTGTTCATCTTTACCCTCATATGCCTCAAGCAATTCATCTAATACTGGGGTAAATTTAGAGATGATAGAAGTAGCGTAAGCGGCAGGAATGTTATTCGACTGCAGCCATTCATACATAGAAAACTCTACTTTGTCGTAGATGTAATCGTCTATCATACCCTCAATTTCGCCAAGAATGTCATGGGCACGCTCACGCATGCGGTCTTGAATGGAAACTACTGGCTTACTATCTTCTTCCTTGGGCTCCTGAATATATTTATATGTTTCCTTGATACGATCATTTATATAATCTTGTGTATCAGTAGGTAACGTAAACCCTCTAGATAGGAGACGACAAACCCAAGCAACAGTAGTAGGTATAAGACTATCAGGAACAGATTTGATTTTCTTGGCGTCATTAACACGTCCCAAATTTTTAAGATACGTAACAATATACTCTTTGGCTTCTGAATTGGAACACATGGCGTTATACCAATTCAGTGCATTGATGTAATCCATATTTGTAAGAGGCTTTGTGTAGATAGGCTCGTCGCCCATATACTTCTTATTAACAAGATAAGCCTCCGATTTCGTTACACGAGTAATCTTCGGTTTACGTTTGATAAGAGCAGGACGACGAGCCATTATATCCTCCGATTAGGCAGCAGCTGCCATTTCAACAGCGAGTTCCAGAGCCTTAGTCTTAAGACCCTTGTTGTAACCATACCAAGCAGACTGCATACGAGTGTCAGCCGAACGACCCATAACATGATCAGTCATAAAGGTAACAGCGTTAAACGGCTGCCACCAGCTGCCCTGAGCGAATTCGCTACCAGGCTGAGTGTCAAGAATACCAAGAGCAATATTGGCATTCTTCGAACGTTTACCTTCCGCCTTATCTTCCGGAGTAGCACCAGCCAGCGGGAAGATACGCTCGAAGTATTCAACGATCGACTCGGTCTTGGCCTTCTTAGAACCAAGGAACTGAGCCATCTCCTTATACTTCTGGAGCTTGTCGGTGGCGATACCAAGCATATCCTTCACGTTAGCAGGATTAAACTGCTTACGGTGAGAAATCTTGACCATACGCTCCACAGACGACGATAGAGAAAGTGTTAGAGTGTTATTACACACAACACGGATCGGAGTAAAACGAACGTCAGTGCTAAAGCCATACTTGTGGAAATTAGAGAAGAGCAGATAAGAGTCAATCTGATCTCCCTTAAAGAGTTCGAACGACTCCTTAACCTTGGCCAAACCCCAAACGATCTGACCATTCTTCAGAGATCCAGCAGTATGCATCTCCATATCACCAGCCATAACGAATTCGTTGAAGAACTCAAATGCCTCGGCGTTCTGGACAGGGTTCCAGTCGTCCGAAACAACGTCGAGCATCTTCTTATCCTTCATACGAATAAGAGCCGACTGCTTTGTTTCGATAACGCTATCCGGATCATTATCGTCGAGAATAGCGAAAGTCGGGAACTTTTTGACTTCCCAATTAAGACCAGCAGCTTCGAGCATCTGATCGGGCGTCAGATCGGCAGGAACCGAAACACCAAGACCATGCCACGGAACAGAGCCAGCGTAAGCCATCTGAGCCACGCCATCAACGAATTCGATCTCATGAGCCATATTACTTCTCCTTCACATCAACCATCATATACATAGTATAGCTCGATATTTTTAAAAAGTCAAGCGATCTTTTTAGCTTCGAGAGAATCCTGGAAACCTTGATGGAACCCAGCATACCACTCTCGTTCACGATAATGTTCTGACTGCACCAGCCTCTCGTTACTCTGATCTACAGATAGATAGTTGTAGGGACAGTCCTTTATAGAACCGCCAGAGACATAATGCTCTTTACCTTCGAGAAAAAACTGGTTAGTATACTGCCATTCATTCATGCCGTTTATCCTTGACTTGAATCCAACAATTTTTAGGGTCGTTATGACACTGCAATTCCATTATAGTTCTAGAATCTTTCATAACTGGTGTTATATATATTGCGTCAATATAAGGTATAATTAAGTATACCCATATAAACACCATTTCGAGAAAGTATCTTTTCTTTTCAGAGATCTTTTGGTTATGATTTGAAAGAAAAGTAAGCATCAACAATCTTTTGAAGAGGACGCTCAAGACCATCATAATGTTCTTTATCCATAATCCCGCAAAGAATATCTTGATAATCGTCTGGCTCAAGAAACTGCTTTAGAATATCCTGATATTGTTTGCGAGTTTTTGGTTCTTCGACAGGAATGCCCAGAACGTTAGGAACGTCATATCGCTTCATATCTTCGGCAATACCACGAGCAATGACCGTCTTTGCCTTGGCGACAAAGTTCTTCATTGTTTCGACTTCTAACTGTTTCTGGGATTTTGGGAAAGATATAATATCAGCGCTCACGACTCATATCCCTCGGTACACATTTGACCTTAACGTAATAATGATCGCCTTCTTTTGGGACAAAGGCAAGTTTGGAAACTCGCTGATAACCCTCTTGAAAACAACTCATCGGCGTGTTTTGCATTTCGCCCATAACAATTGTCGTGTCTCTGCCGCCTTCTTTACATTCCATAGAAGATAGGAGAGAGTTACAGATAAGAATAACTGGAACATATTCGATCATCCTTGACAGCGTACGCCGAATTTTGCATCAGCGCCCATTACTTTTCCATGAAGAGTGCCAATATGACACGCCTTCGGCTCAATTTCCACGTGCTGCTCAGTGCAAACACCTGAAACACACATATAAACAATAGCTGCAATCAACTTCATAATATATATCCTTTTATTATGCCGCTTTTTTGTCTTTTACCTCAAAAAAGTGCTTTTTAAGATCGGCGGAGGCTTTATCTAGAATTTCTCCACTGACGCCAATACGAATTAGTTCTGCTAACTCGATAATTTCAGCTTCTGTGATGTTTTCCGCTGGCTTAAACTCAAAAACTTTCGACTGAGTGTATTTCTTTTCCTTAGCCATTAGGTTCTCCTTCTTGTCGTTTGTATTTCACAAGCTCTAGTTTACCATATGCAGGACAAATTACAACTTCTTCCGGCAGTCCTAGCTCATTTTTTTCGCCATGTTCGCCGCAAAGATAATACGCTTCTGATTTTTCAGGAAAAACGTGTTTCAGAACCCTTTTCATGAAGGCATTTTCTTCCTGAAGCAATTCTATATGTTCGAGATATTTCTTTCTTTCTTCTTGAACAGAATTCTCACTCATAAACAAATCCTCTATATTATTTTGAAGTCTTTTTGACGGTCTTTACAACTGGTGCTGGAGCCTCTACGACAGGAGCAACTACTAGATCGGCTTCTGTTCTATTCTGCATTTCATGAAGATACAGAATTTCGGCATTGACGGCGGAATTATAACCTTCCAAGAATGAATCCGAGTGCACTCTTTCAGAATTATCTTCCTGCCACTTATGCAACGCCTCGAGACGAGCAACAATATCTTTTTCGTTAATAACCATATTATTCTCCTTTGAGCAATACAGTTTATTTATCAACTATAATACTCTATTTTTTAATAAGAGTAAACCTCTTATTTCCTAGAGACGGTCTACGGTTATACCTTAATCCAATCACGACGCTTCAAATTCCATATTACGATTCTTCATTTCAGTAATAAGAGCCCAATATTCTTTTTCAGTCTCACCACGTTCTTTAGCTTCGGCAGACCAATTACCTTCAGCAGCCATATAATACATATGGAGACGCCAGAGACGGTCGTATTCAGCTTCAAGTTCTTCATTAGTCTTAGTAGTAAAATCAACCATTTGACATACCTTTCGCAATCTTTGCTTTAGCGTCCATACGATCACGGATATCCTTTAGCATCCGCACATGTTCATCCCGAGCAGTATAGTGGCCAGCAAGAACTTCGAAAGCACGAAGAACTTTATATGAATCAGCGACATCTTCAGCCTTAAAGGCATAACGAACAGGATCGCTTTCTACATCATTCTTAGCATCCTTATACGCCCAGTAGGTTGTTTCATAACCTTCAAGAAGCATATCGAGGAAGAGCTTGTCATAGCCTTCCCATTCCATTGAAATCTTAATCTCTGGTTTCACTTATAGATCTCCTCTAGCACAACATCAAGAAAGCCACGAACTTCTGAATCGAAGGCACCATAATTAGAATACTGAGAAAGAACTTTATGCATACCTTCAAGAGTTTCCTTTTTAGTATAGTCATTATTGACATAATCTTGAAGAGCATTATTGAGAGCATCAGCAACATTCTCAATCTCATCACGAGGAAAAGAATATGTGAGCAGACCCCACTGATCAGCAGAGAAGTTAGCTGTTACCACTCGCCTAGTTTCAATTGCTAGATTGTGCATGATCTTCCTCAATCAGCTTCTTACAACGCTTCTTCCAATCATCCCGCTGCCACATTGCCTTGTCGTGTGACAATTCATGATAATCATTAGCGATGAATTGAACTAACTCCTCATATCTTTGCAGACGTTCAATTTCATCATTAGATTTCCATTGAGCGTCTTTTAGATCCTGAACAATCGTATCAATATCACTCATACCATAGGCTCCGGCGCTTTCCAAACTTCGGTGATACCATAGCTATCAAGAAACGTCATAGGGTTATTCTCAATCCCTAACAGAATAGTCTTAGCCATAGTCTCATCATAGGTAGCTGCTACGATATGTCCATTGTTTCTATTATAGACTAACCATGTAAACTCAGCTACCAATGGTCGCTCTACATAAGGTTCTGTGTTTTTACACTTAATCGGTGCTGGTGCCATTATTCCACCTCAATCCAGTCAATATCATTAGGCTCTACTACAGACTCCCAACCATCATACTCATTAATAATATAACGGTTACTATCAATCTCAAGAATAGCCAAATCTGTCTGATCCTTCTTATCCGACTGTAGAAACTCCTCGACTAGCTGAACCAATAGCTTATCGTGACGAGGAATCTCTTCCATATTCCAGAAGTTTTTATAATTCGTTCCGGCAATCTCATTATACTTGATACGGACTTCTTCGGGAATACTATATCCACCATAGTCGCCATTATATACTACTTTAGTTCTCATCGAACTTTCTCCGGCTAAAAATATTTTTGCGGATTTTTTTAAAAGTCATCGTGATGAATGTGAATGACCTTTAAGGCGTGTGGTTAACCTTTAGGGCATGTCGGGGTGTGTGGAGATTTTACTAAGCTCCGGGTCCCCCGCACGACCAATGTCTATTTTTCTAAAGGTGCGACTTACTTAAAATACTTCCGCCGATACCGCACCATGTCGACATACAACTCGATCCAAACTCCATAAGCGATCCCAAGCACGAACAGAGCAATACCAGTCCCGAATGCGCTACAATCCATCTTCGTCTCCTAATGATCCGTGTTAAACCCTTCATACCCATCATACCACCAAAACTTCGCAATGTCAAGCAAATTCTTTTCGGTGGCGATACCTTTTTTCTGCCCTATCATCAATGACCGATACAGCACAGCTTGAGATTCTGTCATTTCTTCTCCAGCGTAATAGTCCACTTGCCATCACTCCACTGCTTAGTCTTAACAATAGAGTAGCCAGCATGAACCCATTCTCTGGTCAGTCGGCGAACGTAGTTGTAAGAACCGCTGATGATCTTCTTAGGTCTCTCGTTGGTCATTAGATCTCCTCCCCACAAGCACCGAACATATAGATCTCGTTCATTACTACCTTGCGAATATACAAGTTGTCGTTTCCGTCCTCGAGCATAAACTTGCGAGCCTTCACATAGTCAGAGAAGATTCCCATGAGAACTTCTCCCTCATACTCCGTAAACCATATTACAGCGAAAACTTCCATGATTCCCTCCATCACTATATTACCAGTATACCTGAAAACCGGAATATGTCAAGCGGAAACTGTGCTGTAACGATCAAATATTTTAAAAATAATGCCGTTTACTATCAGAACCTGGAGGTCCGCAGACTCAACGATCCAGCAATAGTAAACGGCAGCAATATTGACTTTTTGTTGCAATTAGGGTATAATGGGTGGATAAACAATCAACCTACCTTCATGCCTATCCACCCAACCAAGTCACAGGATCAAGAGCCTGCACTCAGTATTCTTAGACCAGAGCCTTAACCTCGGCCATATTCAGGAACTTCGGAGCCTTGAAGCTGTCGAGATCAGACTCCATCTGCGAGACAATCTCACGAGCTTCCTCGTCCGTGTGCTCACGACCAGCCTTACCCTCGGCGTACTGACCCTTGGCATACTTCCGACCAACAGCCTTCAGCCGAGCGAGGTTCTTCGCACGAATGTCGGCGATTTCCTCAGCAGTCTTAGTCTTACCCAGAGCAGCCTTCTCGGCCTGTTCCTTATCGCCAGCAATGCGAGGCTTCGGAACTTTGATCAGCTTCGGCTTCGTGCTCTTCGGTGCCTTGGGAGCAGCAGAGCGAGCAGCCTTCTCGACAGTGCCGAGCGAGGGATCAGCCTTAACTCGGAGAGCATAAGCCGCACGAGCATTCTTCTCGGTCCAACCGAACTCTGCCTGGAGCAACGGCAGAACATCAGCCATCGCCTTACCAGCGTTTTCCTTCATGATACGGATAACAATTTCAGTCTTCGTAGCCATCAGTTTTCTCCTCAATTCAGCTTATATTCTTACTATACCCCAGATTTCGATATTCGTAAAGCCCTAAAAGTCAAATTTCTGAAGAAAAATGACTTTACCGTTCCAGATCAATAGCTTGTCAACGAAACATGATCCTCTACGTCATAGCCATAGAATTCAGGGAATTCCTGGAAGTACTCGAGGTAGGACTTGACTGCTACCCGAGATATGTTATAATAGGCTCTGTCAAAGCCATCGAAATAGAGGATCAGATTGAATGAACGAATCATTGGATCACCTCGAGGATCTGAACCAGAACAATGAATACAGCCAAGCCAACGGTCATCAGTCCGAGGCCAATTACGTTCTGCATATCTTGGGTTCTCATCAGTAGTTCTCCTTTCAACCTTACATATATGATTATACCCAGTCTTGGAAAATAAGTCAAGCGAAAAATGATAGTAAACTGATCTTTTTTTCGTTTACGTAAACTGTGTGAAGGCACCAGCCCTCCCATAACCACTCCCTTGAGTGTACCCAAAAATGAGCGAAAAGTCAAGC